TCAAAGATTAAATGATGCAATCGATAATCTAAATCAAACTAGGCAGCGAGAGCTAGATATAATTCGAGCTGTCAACGAAGCGCGAGGCGCGGAAACTAGAACCGCCGAGGCACAACTTCAACTTCTAGACCAACAAGCTGCAAGTTCTAGAGAAGCTGCAGCTCAGATGGCATATTTATTAACTGCAACTGAAAATGCTGCGGATGCAACAAAGAGAGCAGAAGAAGCATATAATAAAGTTGTGGAACAAATGCTAAAGTTGCAAGATCGTCAGAACGAGGGTATTGAATTAAGCCGACAGGAGCAAGAAGAGCTGGCAAGACTTACTGCTCTTCGTGACCAAGGTCAGGATTCTATAATAGATAATATACGAGCTTTGCAAGAACACGAGCAGCGTGTCGCAGAAAATATTGAGAGACAAGCAGAATTAACGAATAGTACTGTAAGACTATCAGATGGCTTCGATAATTTATTTAGAAGCACACTTAGATTAAATGCCGAATGGAGAGATCAGGGTTTGGGAGGATCCATCGCCGCAGTTTTAACTGGAGGCGCTGATATGGGTGAACTCTTGGATGATATGGCAGATAAATTTACCGCGCTATCCAATCCAGTTGACCTTTTAGGTAACATGCTTGTTAATACATTCGCCAACGTACAGGAGCTTGGAGATCTCGCTGCTAGCCTTCGACAAGTCACAGGCGAAGGCGAAGAAATGACTGAAACGTTCCTGGATGTGCATCGATCAACAATGATGATGGGATTATCCGCTGCTCAGGCCAAAGAAAATATTGGCACATTATATACTGAATTCGTTGGTTTTTCAAGTTTAACGCAAGAATCACAAGAGAGATTGTCTGTTTTGACCGCAGAATTAGGCTTTTTAGGAGTCGCGAGCGATCAAGTGGCTAGTAGCCAAGATTTTCTTCAAATGTCGCTACAAATGACTTCAGGCGAGGCAGAACAAACACAAAAAGATTTGGTAGCACTAGGAAAAGCTTTAAAGGTACCTCCAGGTATCATAATGAAAGATTTTGCTGCAGCTCAAAATGTTATTGGACAGTTTGGCAAACAGGGAATGAAAGTATTTGAGGAATTAGCAGCCCAGGCAAAAGCAACTGGTGTCGAAATGCAGGGTCTCATTAATATTGCTGGAGGCTTTGATACTTTTGAAGATGCTGCTGATAAAGTTGGCTCCTTGAATGCTCTTCTAGGGGGTGCGTATTTTGATACCATGCAGATGGTAAGCGCTACAGAGGCAGAAAGAATTGAATTATTGAGGCAAGGCATAGAAGCCTCTGGGCAACAATTTGATGAAATGGGTCGCTTTCAGAAGAAAGCAATTATGAGCGCCGCAGGCATTACTGATATGACCGAAGCCAACAAATTATTTGGTAACAGTCTCGAAGCTTACTACGATCAAGCTGCAGCCGCAGCTGTGGCATCAGGCAGCCTTACAGATCTTACCGATGCTGTAAGAGAGAATATGTCAATCACGGATAAATTTACAGCAATTGGAAACAGAATGGCTTTTGTGGTCGACAGTCTCATTGAGGTTTTTGATGGCTTTGTTGATGGTATTCTAGATGCCATGGCGGTACTAGAACCACTATTTGTTGTCTTCGAATTTGTTTTCGGAATCTTAGGAGACTTGCTAGCGCCACTAATTAAATTAATTACATTTTTAGGAACATTATATATTGCTTTTAAGGCGATAGTTGCAATTGCTGGCTTCCTCGGCGCCGCCCTTGCTAGTCCTTTCTTGCCTGTAATTGCTGTAATCGGAGCAATTACAGCAGCAGTGATGTTTCTCTATGAATTATTTACTGAAGGTCCTGGTTTTATAGTAGATTTTGTTGAAGATTTTGTATCGCTTATAGGCGACGGAATCGATATTGTAGTCGAATCTATAGGAAATGGCATAGACTATATTATTAGCTTGCCAGGAAGGATTTATGATGGATTTGTTGGACTTATCGATGATCTTTCTAATCTTGGTAGAGATATCTTGGTTGCAATTTTTGGAGAAGATATTGGTAACACGCTCGCAGATATTCAAGGAGTAATCTTTGATGTCTTAACATCGCCATTCCGCGCCGCGATAGGACTTATATCAGGCTTTATAGATCTAGTCTCATCAGGCTTTACAAATATGGGAGAAGGCATTAGTAGTATCTTTAGTGGCATTCTTGAAATAATTAAAATTCCATTTAATCTTGTTTTAGAAGGTGTTAATGCAGTTATTCGCTCTCTTAACACAATTTCTTTTACAGTTCCTGAATGGGTGCCAATGATTGGTGGTGAACAATTTGGCTTTAACATAGCAGAGATTCCTAAATTTGATATTGGCGGAAAGGTTGAGAAAACTGGCCTAGCTGTTATCCATGAAGGAGAGACAATTACGCCAGCTAAAAGAGTCCCAGGAACAGAAGGTGGTGGCCCCGATACGACAAGTCAATTAATTTCAAAGATTGACGAGCTAATAAATGTTATTGGCTCAGGTGCAAATCAACGTACTGCCGGCGGCAGAAATGAAGTTGTATTAGAAGTAGATGGAAAGCGTTTAGGAAGAGTAGTTTATGAAAACTTTTTAAAAAGTAAAATAGAGCCAGTTTTAGACTTAGGAGGATAAAATAAAGATGGGTGCAGATAGTTCAAATAATTTATATTCTCAAAAGGGGCATGCCTTACAGATTATGCATGTTGCAACTGGAAAAATAGTAGAATTTAAAGCATTTTTAACAAATTTTGAAGACCAGTATGCTTCGAATTGGCAACCTGAGCCTGTATATGGAAGAATGGATCCTATCGCAACTTTCCAAGGTACAGAAAGAAAAATATCACTTTCGTGGGATGTACTTGCGTTTAGTAATGATGAGGCGGTACTTAACTTACAGAAAGCATCATTACTATTTCAAATGCTATATCCAGTGTATGAAAAAAGTGAATTTTCCGGCGCCGGCCAAATTAGTGCTTCTCCTTTGCTGAAAATGAAATTTGCAAATTTAGTTTGTAGTGTTACTAATGGAAATGGCAAAGGAGGAGTAGAAAAGTCAGGTCTTCTAGGATATGTTGATGGCTTCTCGCTTAAGCCAAATTTTGAAAGTCAATTTCATGATCCTGAATTTGGCTTGATATATCCAATGTCTTTCGGCTTAAGTTGTACTTTTACTGTTTTGCATACCCACAAACTAGGATGGGAAGGTAACGGCTCTGGTGACGCAACCTCTAGAGGCTCAGGCACATCAGATGCAGGGACACCACAGTTTCCATATGGCGCCCCCTTTCCGAAAAAATCATCCAATAAGGTTAATCAGCTAGCTGATAGCGACGCTAGCAACCCGCAAGATCCAAATAGTGTCCAGGCTGTCGGAGATCCAAATGATCCAAATTCCGTACTAAGAGAAGCTGATAAAGTATCTGGCTATACTTCGGAGGATGGACAAAGCTTGCCTATATCTAATTTTGACGGCTTAGGTGGCCAGTCTCCAGCTGGCTCTTGGTCAGGTGCAGAAGTCGAAAAAGCTGTTAGAGATAAAATATTTAAATAATTTTAATTGAAAGAGGCCATATTATGAGCAATCCAAGAAATGAAAGAAGAGAGATAGTAGACAATTCTAGTCCGTTGTATGCCAGGATGCTGGATAAGAGAAATAGAATTTTTGTTGAACAATATCTTACAAAGCAGTTAAAATATCCTACAGAAGAACAAATACAAGAATTATTCTTAAAAAAACATTTTTGGAAAATGGGAGATCATTTTTGGAAACTTGCTGCTGAGCATTATTCGAATCCTGAATTATGGTGGGTTATTGCTTGGTTTAACAAAAGACCAACGGAGCAGCATATGCGCGTCGGAGATTTATTATATATTCCCACTCCTCTAGATAAAGTATATAGTTATTTTGGTATTTGATATCTGAAAAGGAATAAACATGTCAAAAACTTCTGATAAACAACAAACACAGGCCGGCGCTGGCCAGAACCCGAGCGTAACTCCGGATGAAGCAGATAATGCTTCTAAAGATACCGTAATATCTGATGCTGCGCAAGCAAAAGCACAAAGATGGCAAGATCAATGTTTTTTGATCGATGGATGGGAAGTTTTAGCTGATAGATATGAGAGAAATGCATATTATAGAAATGTTATTCCTGTTGGAGGTTATCCTGCACAAGTAGTATCAATAATAGCTAATGAGCCAGATGCAGGAACATTTTTTAAACTTACTCCAGCACAGCTTTCGCTTCTGGTACCTACGATTAAATTATATATATTAGATTATGATATAAAAGACGGAAGACACGTTGAAGGAGAACTAAAAGAATTAGTCTTTGATGATTTTACAAGAGAAGCTGATATACAAAATATTTTCACTAACGCATCTGGTCGCGGGTCTGGTGCCGGCATAAAAAGCTTTTCATATACATTCGACGGAAAAGATCCTGCTACTATTGATAAGTCTATTTCAGCGACACTAAAGATGCTGTTTACTGATACTGAAGTAATGACGCGAACACAGCCAAACGGTGTCTCTTTTATTGATTTGGTGACTCGTGTCAACAAAGAAATACCTAATAAAAGATCTTATAATGTTAGCAAAAAACAAGATTTATCTAATCCTTCCTCTTTCTGTGTAAAGCCAAAAACAAAGGAAGAAAGGGCTAAAACTAACCCTACTATGACTACTTTAAATCCTGTGTACAGGAGAATAAAAGCGAGAATCGGCTGGGCTGTACCTAGGGGGGCAAACGCAGAGAAATTTTTTAATGAAACATTTTTTGAAGGAGGCTCTAGAAGTGGTCTGGTTAATTTATTAGAGCGCATGCAGCTAGAATTATTTCTTGAGATGACGACTCACTCACTCGACTTCAAAAATGATGGACGGATTGAATTAACTGTCAATTATAGAGCTTCTATTGAAGGAGAAATGCTTTCACCGGAAGCAAATCTATTTTTTGAAATGCAAGAAAAAATCAACCAAGCCACAAATCTTAAAAGAAGGGCGGTTGATATAGCCGCGGAAGATCTTGATGAGAGAAGAGCTAAGCTAAAGAGGAGAGGCGCCGACGCAAGAGAGGTCGATGCTGATGCTCAAGAAGAATTGGCAGAAGTAAAAAAATCTCTTGAACAAGGCGTAAATTTACAAACAGATTTACTAAAATATAAAGTTTATCAACAGTTTTTGGACAAATTAATATCTGAAGGTAATGTTTGGTCTGTCGACGTTAAAGGAGACGATCTGAGAGCCTGGATGGGCACAAATACTGACAATTTAAAAACTAAAAGTGATTACGCAAAAGCTCGTACACCGGGCAGCAATAGAGTCACGGCAGCTGCAATCTTAGGAAGAAATAGCACAAAGATCAAAAAGGGAGCTTTTAAATCGAGTGCTTATGATTCGTTGACAAAAGGATTAAAAGATGCTCAAAAACAAGGAGATCCAGATGATCCGGTTGATTCAAGAAAAGATGCAGCAGATGAAATCAAAGATGCTCAAAAGAAAATAGAAGATTTATCTTCTGAAAAAACTGATATTGAAGATAAGACAATTCATTATCTTTTTTTTGGTGATATCCTAGATGTAGCTATGACCACATTTACAAATAATGTAGAAAAGGTTAGAGATGCTAAAATTCGTATGATAGTATCTAAGATGACATTTATTAATCCTGCTACAGGAAGGTTAATAAATGCTAAAATAACAGATATACCAATCGCATTGGATGAATTTGTAATATGGTATACGAATAATGTTATTAGGCCTATGAGAACTCAATATAAAATCCTGGATTTCATACAGGATGTTATGACACAGCTTGTAGCTCAAGCACTAGGCTTTAATTGTTTTGAGGGTCTTGGAAATTTATTACCGGAACTAAGTTTGGTCCCGATACAGTTCCCTCTAAGTGAAAGAGGCACAGAACCAATTCAACGCGGCACAGGGGGCGCCCCATCTGATAGATATCCTAGGATTGGAATCAATGACCTTAAAAGAACATTTAGCAAAAGTAAAAATAGTCAGGCGCCAGCTGGATCTTATGTCAATTATCTTGTAATGCACGCCTCCCTGAAGGCTGCAGCTGCTCTAGATCCTTCAAACATAGAATTGGACGAAAGAAATGGAATTTACCATCTCGGTATTGGCTTAGATAGGGGAATTGTAAAAAATATTAATTTTAAAGCTAGCAAGGTCAAGCATCATGCAGAGACAAGAATCATTGATCAAGGTATGGCGAATCTAGGACAATTATTTGAAAAATATGATGCATCTGTTGAGTTATATGGGTGTTCCTTGTTTAAAACGGGGCAGCACGTGTATATAGATCCTCGTACAATGGGAGTTTCGTCTGGAATATCACGTCTTTTGGGCCTGGGAGGGTACTACATAATTGTTGGAGTAACTGGCGAATTATCCGCTGCCGGCTATACTGTAACACTCGATGCAAAATTTGAAAACAATGGTCTTTGTAGTGCTCTTGGCGAAAAACCACCGGAAGATCGCCCAGATTCGGATACTTCTAAGAAAATTAATTATGCCAATGAAATTGCTGCAACAAATACTGGAAAACGAGTATCTAACGCTGGCAGAAATGTAAGCAATACTAAAAGAAAACTTGGTGAAATGCCCTCTCGTCCATCCGGAGTGAATAAAGATTCTAGCAGTGCCTAAAATTAAATATAACTATTTATTAGTATGCCGATACCAAAGCCATCAGAGCTGAAAGCTAACAATGATATGAAGACGGTTGATTTGTTTTATCATCGTTCCTTGTATAAAAGCAAATCTTTAGTTACCGAAGGAAATAAAAATAAGCTTGAAGCTGCAATTACTGACATATGGGAATCTAGTGGCCTATATGGTAAAATTAATGATCGGGGAGACTTTATCATACCTAGAGAAAATTTATTTGGCTTCTTGAGAACAGAAGATGGCTCCTCACGCTTTGCTTTGAATTTTGTTGCCGACGCTTATAATGAAATGTTGCAAAAGATGCAAGATGATCAAATAGTGGGCTCAGCTATACCGGTGGAATCTCCGTTCGCGAATTTTACAGTTTCAAAATCTTGGACAAGTGTGTATAATAAGTTTCACGAATATGCACAGGATATATATGCTGCAGCAAATCAGCATTTTTATAAGCCAACGATAAGCAATAAAATAAAAAATTTTGATGATTTCGTAAGAGAATTTATGAACTTCTATCATTATATGAAGCAAGGAAATATGCCGTTTACACTTTCTGGATATGTGGGCAGCCGCTTATGTGCTTCAAATTCTGGTGCCCTAATGATCGAAATTTCTGATGCTGCATATGACAATGATGAAATAAAGTATAATACATTCATAAATGATCCTGGATTTAATGTATTCCGTAGTTATGCTTCTCGATATGGCTTTGTCATAGACCGAAACGCTCCCTGGAGACTTATTACTAATCTAAATTCGACCTACATGAAAAACAAGATGATGAATGAACATCTTGTATATTACGGAGAGGTCGCTGAAATTCAGAAATCAAGTCAAAAAATAGTAAAAGAAATTGAAAATTTGAAATACGGTAGCCAAGAATATGATGAAGCTAAAATCGAAGAACTGCAGGAGTTATTGAACAGCAGCATTAACCAAAGAAACATATTTGATACATATTATTATCGAACATTTGAATTGGATATGAATTTTTTGAAAACTTATATGTTTGAGATGTACAATAGCTATGTTGCGCAGATATCCACGTATAAAAAGTATGTTAGATGTGAAAGTGGCGATAAGAATATCAGAGTGAAAAAAAAGAGATTAGCCCTTGACGAAAGCAGCAAGAGTGATTATAATGTAAGAGATTTCTGGATTCCTCTATACTTTGAGATAAGAAAAGCTGAAACTGGCGCAAATTTTAGTGATACGGAAACAAAAATAATTTTACAAAATGTAAAAAAAATCTATAATTTGCATGGCGAACTCAAAACCTTGGAATTCCTCAATAATAAGTTAAAAAAACGCCACAAACACATCTATAAAAATTCATAGAACAGGGGATTAATGAAGGCTAGCCAATCAAATACTAGCAGATCTTTATTTCAAACGATAGATTATAAAGAAAATTGTAAAAGTAAGTTTTACTCACTAGAAGAGATTATTGATGATATCCCAGAGGGTCAAGAGCTTATTACTTGGAAGTACAATAGGCATATAAAAGATCCAGAAAATCACGATTATGCATTTATTTGGGCCCAAGGCAGCGACCTTGATGATCTTTGTCCTGAAGATATGAAGAAGCAATTTGATGCAATGCAAAAACGCTTTTTAGCTTTTCATATATCTTTTCAAGAAGCAAAATTAGATAAGGATGAGATCTGTTTCTATGATACTCTCCCTGTGAAATTCTTGAAAGATTGGTGCGAAATGAAGAATCAAATTTGCAGAGAAGTAATCAAAAACCCCAAGCCAGAAAATTATGAATTTCAAAAAAAGTTATCTTTTTTGATTGAGAAAATAAAGAATAGAACTTTAAATTTAGATTGGTCACAACTCAACAAGGCGAGTAAAAAGACTCCAGCGCTATTGAAAATCAAGAATAATGATAGAAATAGAATAGTCTACAATCAGTATGGAACTGCAACTGGGCGCCTTTCTACGAATTTCGATTCTTTTCCTATTCTGACTATTGACAAGCTTAACCGCACTATTATAAAGCCAAAAAATGATTTATTTCTAGAACTGGACTACAATGCTGCAGAACTTCGAACACTCCTATCTATTACGGATAAAGAGCAGCCAGATATAGATTTACACTCTTGGATCAATTCTGAAATCTACAAGAATAAATACAGCAGACAGGATGTGAAGCAAAAAGTTTTTGCGTGGCTATATAATGCCAATGCTAACAACAAAAGATTAAATAATTTATTCGAACGTGATAAAATAATAGATGAATTTTACGATGGAAAAAGTGTCAAAACACCATTTGGTAGGACCCTAGAAGTTGATAAAAGAAAAGCAGTTAATTATTTAATACAAAGTACAACTAGTGATATTGTTTTGCGACAAGCTTTAAAGATAGATGATTATTTAAAAGATACAAAATCTTTCATCTCATTTGTTATGCACGATAGCATCATAATAGATATTAGCAGGGATCAGCAAGCAGATGTTTCAAAACTTGTATCGATATTTTCTCAGACAGATCTAGGTAATTACAAAGTCAACATATCGCTTGGTAAAAATTATGGCACTATGAAGAGGGTAGAATGACAACAATAATTGGTTTGGGCCACGCAGGCTGCTCTATTGCTAAAAAAATGATGCAATATCCACAATATACGACCTATTTGGTGGACACGGAACAACATCAGCATCGCAATTTTATGCTCATTGGAGAACAGGAAACCCATGAAGCATATGAGGCTAACTTTCCTGATTTAAGGCAATTTTTTCAACACGCATCGCCGCCCTATACTTTAATCTTGGGAGGCTCTGGAACTATCTCCGGAGGAGCGTTGAAACTTCTACAATCATTAGAGTCGAACGATATAACGATTTTGTACGTAAAGCCAGATATTGATCTTCTATCAGATGTAAAACAGAAGCAAGAACGTATTGTATTTCACGTGCTGCAACAGTACAGTCGAAGTAATTTACTTAAGCGCATGTTCGTTGTATCTAATAATAAATGCGAGAGTATTATCGGCGATTTGACAATCAAAAACTTTTACGAAAAAATTAATGAACTGATAAGCTCGACATATCATATGTATAACGTGTTTAAGAACACCGAGCCAATTATGCAAACGCAAGGGCCCCCTCTCGATACGGCGAAAATAGCTACATTCGGCTTTATTAATCAAGAAAATCAAGAGAGCCTACTCTATGATTTAAAATTTCCACGAGAAAAACACTATTACTATTCTATTTGTAACAAAAGCTTTGAGGAAAAGGCAAATCTATTACCAGAAATAAAACAGCAGATCAGAGAGCGTCTTGACGCTAAAATTAAAGTTTCTTATTCAATTTATAAGAACAATTATAATCAAGACTATGTTTATGCTGCATATTTCGCCTCAATGATCCAAGAAGAAAATTATGATTTTCCTCTTGACGATCAATAAACGGGGCCTATAATATATTCACAACAAGCGGCCTAACAGATCGTTAGGTTGACTATACCTTAATGGAAAAACAAAAGGAGTTTAAAATGGGTATTGATTTGAAGAAGATGCGCGCAAAGATGGACGCGCTTGAGAATAAGGGCGGCAAGAACATTTTCTGGCGTCCTGAAGATGGAGAGACCACCATTCGCCTCGTTCCGACAGCAGATGGCGATCCTTTCAAGGAGTTTTGGTTTCATTACAATGTCGGAAACAACCCCGGCTTTTTGAGCCCAAAGAAGAACTTTGGTGAGGAGGATCCGTTGGATGATTTCATTCGCCAGCTCTACCGCGAGGGTGGCGAGGACAACACTCGTCTTGCCAAGAAGCTTGGTGCTCGCCAGCGCTTCTTTACGCCAGTCATTGTACGTGGCCAAGAAGACGAGGGTGTCAAGATCTGGGGCTACGGCAAGATGGCTTATAAGGAGCTGCTTAGCTTGGTGCTAAACCCTGATTACGGCGATATTACGGATCCTGCTGAGGGCACCGATCTCGTTATCAACTATGGCAAGCCTGTTGGAGCACAGTTCCCGCAGACTTCTATCACACCTCGTCGCAAGACATCAAATTTGTCTGATGATGAGAACCAAGTTCATACCTGGTTAGATTCTGTTCCAGACTTTCAGGAACTATTTGAGCGCAAGACGGCCGATGAGGTTCGTGCAATGCTTGATGAATTCCTGCTCGGTCAAGATGATGCGGAAGACGTCTCAACTGAATCAACTCGTTACGAGAGCAATGATACAGCTACCGATCGCGCATTTAAAGAGTTAGTTAATAGCTAAGCCCTCAACCGCAGGGGGGCCTGGGTATACAGAGGTCCCATCATTTATTTAACAAAAAGGAAATTTATTATGATGATTAGAATTATGGCTGCAGCCGCAGCGTTTACAATGTTGTTGAGTGGTTGTAATCCTACCGCTGATACAACAGCTACAACTGGATTGACTAATAGTAGCACAACTGAGACCGTCCAAGGTGCCACGACCACTCAGACGGTAACTACAACTACAAATGAGGTTAGCACAACCTCAGATGCAGTTGATAGTACTCTCACTAATAGCAATGCTACCAGTGCAACGCAGAGCACTACACAAAATGCTACGCAGAGCCTTACTGATGAGGCAACTTCCAGCTCTACTACAACCTCCAGTAACTAGAGATGTCCGCAGGGAGGCACGGGGTTATAGGTGCCTCAATTTTTAACCCGAGGTAAACAATATGGCAAAGAAGAAGAACGGTAGACTAGACACAACAAATTTGATTGATTTAATCAACAAGAAAGCAGGTGAAACCCTTGCTTACGATCTTACCAAAGATAATCCAACCGAGGTAAAAGAATGGATCCCAACTGGATCAACTTGGCTAAATAAGATTATCTGCGTGGGTAATCCCAAAGGCGGAATTCCTGTTAGCAAGATTACAGAGCTAGCAGGCCTTGAAGGGTCAGGCAAATCTTACATGGCTGCTCAAATTGCCGCTAATGCTCAAAAGATGGGCATTGAGGTGGTTTATTTTGATTCGGAGTCAGCGCTAGACCCAGCATTCCTTGAACAAGCCGGCTGTGATGTGGGCAAGATCGCATACACACAGGCAAAGACTGTAGAGTTTGTTTTTGAGACAATTGAGATGCTTTTGGGCGAGACAGACAAGAAGATGCTGTTTGTTTGGGATAGTGTTGCTCAAACACCAACTAGAAAGATGCTAGACGAAGATTTTGACCCACAAGCTTCAATTGGCTACAAGGCTCGTCTTCTTTCTAAGGCTATGAAAAAATTAACTATTCCGCTAGCCAACAATCAATGTACGCTCTTGGCACTAAACCAGCTCAAGACAAATATTACTACCGATCGTGCTTCTTTGCTCACAGAGCCTTATGTTACCCCTGGTGGAAAGGCATTGCCTTATTCATACTCCTTACGTATCTGGCTTACTAGCCGCAAGGCAAAAGCTTCTTACGTCACAGATGAATATGGTTACAAGGTAGGATCTGAGGTGAAGGCTCGCATCAAGAAGTCTCGTTTTGGATCTCTTGGGCGTGAGTGTACATTCAAGATCTTGTGGGGCAACAATGTTGGAATTCAAGACGAAGAAAGTTGGTTTGACGCAATTCAGCCGTCTGAAAATCTTGAGCGCAATGGTGCTTGGTATACTTTAAAGTATGCTGACGGAACGTCAGAGAAGTTCCAATTTACCAAGTGGCACGAGAAGATCAAGAATGAGAAGTTTAGAGCAAGAATTCTAGAAATAATGGACGAGGTTGTTGTACAAAGCTGGCATCCACTAGAAGAAGATTTAGCTCTTTCTTCCTAGTATTTCGTTCTTATAATAGTCTTGTAGGAGACAAAGTGAGCGAAGAAGACAAGTATAAAGATACAATTGATGGAGAGAAGGTAGTGCTTACAAAAAAACTTAAGCGCTATCTGTCTCTCGCTCAAGATGTTGCTTCTCGCTCTGAATATGGTAAGCTTTGGCACGGTGCCGTCTTGGTTAAAGGCGGTTCCGTGATTAGCACAGCTCACAATAAAGATAAGTTTAGTTCTTTTGGTCATCGCTTTAGAGACCAAGATATTGGTCCAGCGACACATCACGCTGAACTAAGTTGTGTTTCTGGAGTACACAAATCAAAAACCAATGGAGCTAGCATTTTTGTTGCGAGAGTAAATAGAAAAGGTGAGCTTAGACTCTCTAAACCTTGTGCAATGTGCAACAAGGTATTGAAGTTTACTGGTGTAAAAAAAGTTTACTATTCTACAAATGATGGGTCACTCAAAATGTATAAGTTGTAGTTTGGAGACTATATATAGTATATGGATTTGAGATCTCTAATAAAAGAAGTCATAGAAGATGGCTTATATGAAGCACTTGTCGTTATGAGGTTAGATCGTTCTGAGAACTTAACAATTGTTACTGATAAGCTTCGTGGCTTGTGTGGTATTACAATTGTAAATATTGCAGAGCCATCAAGGCCTGTCTCTGAAACAGTTGAAAGAGTTACTTTAAAAGTAAGATTTTTTATGCTCGGCAATAGCGTCCCGACACAATTGAAAAAAATGTCGGCAGAAGCTAGAAAAATTGATGGAGTATTTTCATATATTCCTATCCGAGCCTATAAATATCAAAGTAGAATCTATAGATAGACAGAGGGTAAAATGTCAGTTAAAGGAAGGGTGTTGGTCATTGACCAACTTAACCTATTTTTGCGTAATTATGTTATTAATCCAGCGGAGTCTCAATGGGGCCCGATTGGTGGAGTGAGAGGTACTTTACAATCAATGCAGAAGCTCTGCAATGAAGTAAAGCCTGATCACATTATTATTTGTTGGGATGGGGCTGGTGGTTCCATCAAAAGAAAACAAATGAAGAAAGACTATAAGGCTGGTAGGGCTCCTATTAGGCTGAATCGGGCTTTTCACCATCTTAGCGAAGATGAGACAAAACAAAATCGTTTCTTTCAGGAACTTAGGCTTATAGAATACTTCAATGAAATGCCAGTTGTGCAGTTTAAGTTTGACAATGTTGAGGCAGACGATATCATCGCTTATGTATGTCAAATGCCAGAACTAGAAGATTGTGAAAAAGTTATTGTGTCAAATGACAAAGATTTTTATCAATTGTGCTCTGGTAGGACAGTCTTAATGCGTCCAGTTGAGAAGAATCGCGTGTACAACAAACGGACTGTACTAAACGAGTTCAATATCCATCCGCATAACTTTGCCCTAGCAAAAGCTATGATTGGTGACAAGAGCGATAACTTGCCTGGTATTTCTGGTGTTGGCGAAGGCAGAATCAAAAAAGACTTTCCCATGTTCAATAGCGAAGAGCAAGTCACTATTGATGAACTGCTCCATTTCTGTCGTGAAAATCAAACAACAAGCAAAAGAAAAATGTGGAAAGAGATTGTCAATAACGAGCGCGTTATTAGATTAAATTATAAGATGATGCAACTTTACGCTCCACAATTATCAATCGAAAACAAAAAAGAGATTCAGGAGACAATTCAAGATCCTGACTTGACATTCAACAAGATGAATGTTATAAAGATGATGATGAGAGACGAGTTTGGACAAGTACCGTTTTCTGGTATGTTCAAAGCATTTGAGAGAATGAGAGACAACAACTAACAAGAGGAAAAAATGACTGAGGGTATAGATTTTTCCAAATACGGAAAAGCATTTCAAGAATCACTAGCACAACTAATCTTTGAAGATCGTCCTTTTTGCGATCAGATTGAAGAAGTGTTGGATATTAACTTCTTTGAGCTAAAGTATTTGCGTGCCTTTATTGAACGAGTGTTTGATTACAGGAAACAGTACGGTGTACATCCCTCAACAAGTGTATTTACTTCAATTCTTCGTACAGAGTTAGAGCATTATTCACCAGCGCTACAAAAGCAGATTCGCGATTACTATGCGCGCTGTGAGGCAAGAGATGTTCAGGACCAAGAGTATATTAAGGATACAAGCTTGGACTTCTGTAAAAAGCAAAAACTAAAAGGCGCTCTTGTACAATCAGTTGAGCTTATTCGTAGTTCTTCTTTTGACGAAGTAAAACAAGTAATTGACGAGGCTCTTAAACTTGGAATGGACAATAACTTTGGTCACGATTTTCTAAAAGACTTTGAGTCTCGTTATGAAATCAAGGCTCGCAATCCTGTGTCTACCGGCTGGGATAAGATTGATAGCATCACCAAGAAGGGTATTGGAACAGGCGAGCTAGGTGTTGTTATTGCCCCCACAGGAGCCGGTAAATCAATGGCTTTGGCTCATTTAGGGGCTACTGCCGTGAAGAATGGTAAGAATGTCGTACACTATACTCTAGAGCTATCAGAGGCTGTTACAGGGCAAAGATACGACAGCTGTACAACAAGCATTCCTTTATCGCAGCTTTTTGAGCGCAAAGATGAAGTGTTTGAAAACATTACAGATATTGAAGGTTCTCTGATCATTAAAGAATACCCAACAAAGACCGCATCACCTAATACAATAAGAAAACATCTAGAAAAATTAAAAAAACAAAATCGAAAAATCGATATGATTATAGTAGATTACGCCGATTTGCTTCGTCCTGCTAAAACTTATAAGGAGAAAAGGAACGAGTTGGAATCTATTTACGAAGACTTGAGAGCGATTGCCCAAGAGCAGCATTGCCCAATTTGGACAGCATCTCAAACAAATAGATCAGGATTGAATGCTGAAGTAGTAACAATGGAGTCAATTTCGGAAGCTTTTAACAAATGTTTTGTCGCAGATTTTATTTGTTCTATCTCTAGAACCATTAAAGATAAGAACTCTAATCAAGCACGAATGTTCGTTGCCAAGAATCGTAATGGGCCGGATGGTCTTATCTTTTCAATGCATATGGACACATCTTGTGTGAAGCTACAAGTTATTGACAAGGCCGAGATTGGTAACGTTATTCCGGCAGATAATCCTGGAGATTTAAATCAGAAGCTTAGAGATAAATATAAACAATACAGGAAACAAGGAGCAACAAGTTAATGGAGATTTCATCAAAAATTTTATCAGATATCACAGTTTATATGAAGTATGCGCGCTTCCTAAAAGAAGAAAATCGTCGTGAAACTTGGGAAGAACTAGTTACACGCAATAAAAATATGCATTTGAAAAAGTATCCTCAATTGAGTGAAGAAATTGAAAATGCTTATCAGTATGTCTATGACAAAAAAGTATTACCATCAATGCGTTCCATGCAATTCGGCGGCAAGCCAATTGAAGTCGCTCCTAATCGCATTTACAATTGTGCTTACCTTCCCATTGATCATGAGCTATCTTTTAGCGAGACAATGTTTCTCTTACTTGGGGGAACTGGTGTTGGATTTAGTGTTCAAAAGCACCACGTTGAAAAACTTCCTGAGATTCAAAAGCCGCTACAGAAACGAAAAAAGCGATATTTGATTGGAGATTCAATTGAAGGCTGGGCAGATGCTGTAAAGGCACTGCTAAAAACTTACTTTCACGGCGGTACCCCACTAAGATTTGACTTTTCTGATATCCGTCCAAAAGGCGCATCACTAGTTACTAGTGGAGGCAAAGCCCCCGGTCCACAGCCTTTGCGAGAGTGTCTCGTAAAGATTGAAGGATTATTGTCTGAGAAGGAGAATGGCGATAAATTACGTCCTATTGAAGTTCACGACATCATTTGTCATATTGCTGATGCTGTTCTTGCCGGGGGGATCCGTAGGGCTGCTCTTATATCATTGTTTTCGGCAGACGACGAAGAAATGCTCGCCGCAAAAGCAGGAAACTGGTGGGAAACAGACCCTCAACGAGGAAGAGCAAACAATTCAGTAGTGCTTCTACGTCACAGGATCACTAAAGAGTACTTTATGAACCTTTGGGATCGTGTTAAGGCGTCTCAATCAGGTGAGCCCGGCTTCTATTTCTCCAATGACAAGGACTGGGGCACAAATCCTTGCTGCGAGATTGCTTTACGTCCCTATCAGTTCTGTAACTTGACCGAGGTTAACACTTCGGACCTAGAAACACAGAAAGAGTACGACGATCGGGTCAAGGCTGCTAGTTTAATCGGCACACTACAGGCTGGATACACAGATTTCCACTATCTTCGCGACATTTGGCAAAAACAAACTGAAAAAGAGGCTCTAATCGGTGTTTCAATGACTGGTATTGCTTCTGGTAAGGTTGCCGAGTTGGATATGAAGAGGGCAGCAAATGCAGTCAAGCGAGAGAACGCAAGAATTGCTAAAATTATTGGAATCAAGTCGGCAGCCCGCTGTACAACTGTAAAACCAGCTGGTACCACATCTTTGACTCTAGGCACATCTAGTGGTATTCATCCCTGGCACGGTGATTACTACTTGAGAAGGATTAGGGTAGGCAAAAACGAGTCAATTTACACTCACTTGCTTATACACCACCCAGAATTGATTGAAGACGAGTATTTTAGACCACACGACACTGCTGTTATCACCGTACCGCAAAAAGCCCCTGAAGGGGCAATTACTCGCAAGGAAAGCGCACTACAGCTCCTTAAGAGGGTCAAGCACGTTACTGAGAACTGGGTTCAGCCGGGAACAAGGCGAGGTCAAAACACACATAACATTTCAGCAACAATTTCAATAAGAAATGACGAGTGGGTTGATGTTGGTGACTGGATGTGGGAAAACAGAGAGTTTTATAATGGATTGTCTGTCTTGCCTTTTAATGACCACAACTATGTTCAAGCACCATTTGAAGAATGTTCAAAAGAAAAATACCAAGTTCTATACGATACCTTGGAAGAGGTTGATTTAACTGAAGTTATTGAATACGAGGATAATACAGACCTTAAGGGTGAGCTAGCTTGTGCCGGCGGAGCCTGTGAGGTAAAATAATTCTTGACTTTATAAATTTGGTTCATATTATATACACAAGACATTAAGGAGGTTATTATGTCTGATGAGAACAAAACTAACGATTATTTGATTGAGTACTTTAAGGCTTTCCAAGCAGTTGAGCTTGAGATGGAGCCATACAAGGAGCATAAGCGAGATCTTAAGAAGAATTACATTGAGAATGGCTGGCTTACAAAGCAAGAGATTAGCCAAGGTCTTCGTGCTTACCGAATGCTCAAGAAGGGCGAGAACATTGAAGATTTCTCCGATATCTTTGAAAAGCTACAAAAGCAGATTAGCTAGAGGTAAAGATGAATTTTAAACCTTGTAACAGACATCTACTGATTGATCCAATTGAAGAAGACCAAATAGAGCAAACAGGAATTCTTCTGCCTGATGAGTATAAGTCTAAAAATCCATTTAGCGTCGCACGAGTGATTGGAAAATCAGCAGATTGTAACTTAAATGTTTTTCCTGGAGAGAAAGTCGCTTACACTACTAATATGGTAGAAAATATTACTATTGGTGGAAAGGAGTATTTTATTCTTTTAGAGAATTATGTATTGGGGATCTTAAATGAATAACAATAAAAAAGAAAATTTACTTAAACTAGAGTATGTTTGGATTGATGGGGCAAAGCCCTGGGGCTTGCGTTCGAAAATTAAAGTTGCCAGGGTTTCAGATGAAACACTTAATGAAATGTTAACTGAAAATAGTCCAGCAGATCTTCCAATGTGGGGATTTGATGGATCTTCCACTAATCAAGCTGTTGGCGATGATTCAGATTGCATTTTAAAGCCGGTATATGTAACGACTAATCCTCTTGATGATGACAATGGTGCCCGATCGTTCATAGTTTTGTGTGAGGTTTTGAATTCTGATAATTCGCCGCATGAAACGAATGCACGAGATCATCTTGTTTCATTGGCTGCACAGACTGCCAATTCTAAGCCCGCCTTCGGCCTAGAACAAGAATACACTATAATTGATCAAGGGCGCCCACTGGGCTTCCCTAAAGATGGCTATCCTGCTCCTCAGGGAATATATTATTGTTCAGCAGGAGGAGATCGAGCATTTGGAAGAAAAGTTTCAGATGATCACTTAGATGCATGTTTAAAAGCCGGCCTAGACATTAGCGGCACTAATGCTGAAGTAATGCCAGGACAGTGGGAATATCAAATCGGTGGCCCAGATATTGACGCGATTGCAGTTAGTGACCAGCTTTGGGTTTCTAGATGGCTATTGTTGAAAATAGCCGAGAGACAAAATCTAACAGTTACTTTTGATCCAAAACCTATGCTTGGTGACTGGAATGGCGCAGGCTGTCATGCAAATTTCTCCACCGAGCAAATGAGGACTGCCCCAGATGGAATCAACCACATAAAGAGTGCGTGTGATAAAATGGCTATGAATGTTGAAAAACATCTGGAGTGCTATGGTGACGGAATAGAATTGCGTCTAACCGGCGATCATGAGACTTGCAGCTACAAAGAATTTAAGTGGGGCGTTGCAGATAGAACAGCTTCAATTAGAATACCAAGATCGGTAGCCATTGATGGGTATGGATATCTGGAAGATAGAAGACCAAATGCAAACTGTGATCCCTATAAAGTTTGTTCTGTTCTGTTAGAAACTATTTGTGAGGTTTAAATGAAACGCATTGATATTTACAATGATGGAATTGGCGCAGTAGAGTTAATTGATCATATGGGCACAGACCTGACGATTGTTAACTCTGCGCGCGTTTCTTTTGGAAAAGAAAAGGAAGAACTTGATGACAAAGATGAAAAACTTATTAAGTACTTGGTCAAGCACAAACACACATCAACCTTTGAGCACAACGTTGCTACATTTAGGTTTGTGGTGCCTTTGTTTATTCGTAGCCAACACCATCGCCACCGTACTTGGTCCTACAATGAAATTAGTCGTAGATACACTTCCGTAGATATGCGGTTCTATGAGCCAAAAGAGTTTAGGACTCAGCATAAAAGCAATAGACAAGCTAGTAATGATGAATTGATCAATCCTAATCTATATGGCGATACTCCGGTTAAACCAGCAGCTGCAGCTGTTAAAGAGCATCATCAAAAATCTTTGCTATTGTATAACACTTTAGTCGATCGCGGTATTTGTAGAGAACAAGCAAGAGGTGTCCTTCCTCAAAATTTATATACCGAATATTACGGTACTTGTAATCTTAGCAACCTACTTAAGTTTATAGATCTACGAATTCACGAAGGGGCTCAATGGGAGATACAACGAGTAGCAGAAGCATTACTTGAATTAACTACAGATTTGTGGCCCACTGCGGTGAATGCTTACAGAGAGAACAAAAACAAATGACTTATTTAATGATAGCAATGCTAATGACGGTACCGCCGGAAATTTATATAGAAACTTACGATTTAGAGACCCCAACATATGATGAAGTCTTACAGGAGGCAATTCATAATTGTGCTGGCGTACATCCCGAAGATGTAGACGTAGCGCTGCTTGAAAAGCTAATTGAGGTTGAAAAAGAGTTTAATGTGCCGGCTGAATTCAGAGGTATGATATTAGCAGCTGCTTGTCAAGAGAGCAAGTATAACCCAACTGCTTTGGGTGATAGAAAGTTTAGCAAAAGCAAGAAAAAGCCGATGGCAGTTGGACTTCTTCAGATGTGGCCTTTTTACGAGAAGGCTTACAATCTAGATCGTAACGATCCGGTCCAGTCAGCTAGAGTCTGGCTTTATCACATTGCCAAGCAATTGCCTAAAGTAAAGAGACAGTGTAGATACAAGAATGAGTACAGGCTCTGGGTCGCTGCTTGGGTAACTGGTATTCGCTACAAGAAACCTGGCGGCCGCTGCAATGAGTCACCAAAGCATCTTCGTCTCCTTAAGAGATGGCATAGAAATATTAAGATTAAAAGGGCCAATGGCTGTTGATTTAAGGTCGGAAACAGTTGTAATTGGAACTTCACTTTCAGCTCTGGAATATGCTAGAAAAACTAACTCTATAATCTTATTCAACAATGAGCCATCATTTTTTAGCTTAAGAAAATTAGAGAATGGTGACTTTGAGCACGAGAGATGGCAAACAACAGCTTCTAGCTTGTCTTTTGACGGCCTAAATCCTTTTGCAGACAAGATCTCTTTGTTGAGAGTGAAGGAAGAATCCTTGCAGGTTGTTTGCCATAATAGAAAATATAATGTGTTATATGATAAACTTATGTTTTTTGATGATGAAAACATAGAAAACTTTCCTTTCGACAAGATATCTGTTTTGAATTATAGAGTTTGCGATTGGTTCAAGGTCACATCGGGCACGAAACATGAACATTGGCTACTAGAGACGGATGATAAATTTGTGAATAAGATATATTTTCAAGCGAAAATAACTTTACCAAAATATAAAGATTGTGTTTCCGAATCATTTTTAACAACGGAAGAACTAAATCACGTAGATTTTAGTTCTACGATGGCACGTCTAAAAACAATTGACGTTATGACAAAAGCAGGCATACTTGGCACCAAACACACCAAGACCTATCGTTATCCAATCAAAATGGATTTCTTAGAGAGACAAGTCTTTAAAATTAAAGAAGAAATTGTGAAAACCAAAGATAATTATAGGTTAGATACTAGAGAATTAAAATGAGTCACGGCTTCCATCTCGCTGGAATAATACCTGTTGCAGGTCCAAAATTAGATTTCAATTTACCTTGGCACGATTGTTTGATGCCGATCGCAAAAGATTACCTTGCGATTGAGCGTTCTGTACTAGAATGTGCTTACGCAGGATGTGAAACTATATGGGTTATTTGCGATGATGATATGCAGCCGCTCATAAGGCATCGCTTGGGTGATTATGTAAATGATCCTGTATGGGTTTATCGCCACTTTGACAGAGAGAAGGGAGAGAAAAAGAAACTAATACCAATTCAGTACGTTCCAATTCACCCCAGAGACAAAAACAAACGAGACTGCTATGGTTGGTCTATCTTGTACGGGGCAAAAGTAGCAGATAAGACCAGCAAAGTCATAAGCAAATGGCTGGCGCCAGATAGATTCTATGTTTCTTTTCCTTATGGAGTATATCACCATTGGATCCCCAGGGAGCATCGCAACGAGTTTTCCAAGCGACAAGACAAAAAAGTACTTTACAGATACGAAAATAAGACTATTATTGATGGGGAATATTTGGGATTTACATTTAACCAGTCGGATCTAAAACAATTGATAGGCGAGGTAAAAGAGAAATCAACTGGCTTGTTCAAAAACGAAAAAAGAGAACGACTACCATTAAATGAAAGATATTCCTATAGATTTTTTACATTAGATCAGATATTTGATACATTGGACACAGATAATGTAACTTACATCGATATTAAAAAATATCACAGAATTGATACTTGGGATTTATATACGGACTATATATCTTCGGAAGGAAAAACTCAGTATCCAATACCAAGAAGTGTATTGAATGCTAGTGAGATTAATCCTGTTGGCGTAGATGACTAAAGAGGAAAAATGAATATTCATGATTTAATTGGAAATACTCCAATTGTTGAACTAAAATCTAATATTTTCGCGAAGTTAGAAACTTTTAACTTGTCGGGAAGCATTAAGGATCGGATCGTACTATATATACTCGATAATGCTGAAAGGAAAGGCTTAATTAATGAAAACACTATTTTGGTTGAAGCAACGAGCGGGAATACTGGTATTGCTCTCGCTATGCTGGGTTCTATAAAGAACTATAAAGTTAAGATTATAATGCCCTCCAATATGTCTGAAGAACGCAAACAGCTTATGCGTCTCTACGGGGCAGAAATAATTGAAGTTGGACACAATGATTTTCCAGGCGCAATTGAACTAAGGAATAAGCTTGTCCAAGAGAATGATAATTGGTGGTCTCTAAACCAATTTGAGAACCCTCTTAATGTTGAATGCCACGAAACCACAACTGCGAAAGAAATAATAAGACAAGTGTTTATTGACCGTAAACTGGAGCCAGACGTCTTAATTTGTGGCGCAGGAACTGGTGGCACCATAATGGGCGTGGGAAGGGCTCTTAAACGAATTAACAAAGACATTAGGATCATACAGGTCAAGCCGGCTGAAGATGCCTTAAATCACGGTATACAGGGCATTGGAGACGGTGGTGATTATCTGGTAGATCCTGAATTTATTGAAGAAGTTATCTTTATCAAAACTGAAGATGCGATCGCCAAGGCCAAAGAACTTTCATCAAATGGCTTGCTGGTGGGCATAAGTGCCGGCGCAAATGTATTAGCAGCAGAGCAGATTGCCAAGACACACAAAGGTGCTGGAGCAATTATTACATTCTTGTGCGATCGCGGTGAAAGATACATGAGCATTATGTGATGTATAAGCCTCTTCCCTCTTTTCTGACAATTAAAAAATCTACAATCCACGGCTTGGGGCTCTTCACAGAGAAAGATTTATTTTCTGATATTGTGCTTGGCATCACTCATATAAGAGATGAACGCTTTGAGGATGGATATATAAGAACGCCACTGGGAGGCTTTTTTAATTCTTCGCAAAACCCCAATTGTGAAGTTATTCATATTGGTGACTTTATCTTATTAAAGACTATAAAAGATATAGAAGCATTTGAAGAACTAACTGCTTCGTATACTTTATATGAAATCTAATATCTATCCCTTTACTAGACTAAAAACGTTCCTATAGTATACTCAAGTGTTACTAAAAGAGGTTATTATGATGCTTATTGAAGATAGGACTGTACTTAAACAGAAATCACTTACGCCAACTGCACTTGGATTAGACGGATTTTCCGGCACTCGCGCTGAACTATTAGATAAGATTCCTTGGAACAAGCTTAGTCCGCGTACTAGTCAAATATTTAAAGAAGCCCTTAATGGCAACTTTATTTACGATGAACATAAAGACTTTTTAAAAATTAATAAAAATAAAAATCGCAAAGTTCTTTTTGCGGATGGAGGAGAGATTTTAGTACCTTTGTTGTTGACTGCCGATAAGCCAACAGCGATTATTTCTTTTCCGGATACCAGCAATGCTAAAATTTATGATGTATTCATTGATGGAGAAGGTCTTGCTGTAAAATTAGATAAAGGAGCAACAACCTCCATGAACCAAGAGCCAATAAAACATTTTCTAAATGAAAATAAAGATAATAATAAATATACTGGCGCTTTGTACAGGTTAGCCACAATGTCTACTAAAGAGGGCAGAATTTCAGCACATAAGCATTTAGGTCTCCCCGGCTATAAATTTAAAAGCAAAGAGCACTTAAGCGCCGAGCTAGGGAATACTTCCTGGGAAGAGTTCCGTGAGCGCTTCCCGGTTTATTATCGAGAATCTAAAAAAGCATCAAAAGCTTTCACAAAAGAGAATTATAATAATTCTAAAATTCGAGACAATTTTGTATATTGGGCTATGGGCAGATTAATTGATCAAGCATTTCAAGGCGAGGGCAATAATTGGGTTACAAAAGCAGCACAGCAGATTGCCGGCAGTTACGCACATTTCAACCCCAAGACTATGAAAGTTTCTGTGGCACCGTTCAACGAGAGGAGATACCGTCTAGTACATCACCAGGGGCTAAAAGTATCTTGCAGGAACAAAGCGCCGTTTACCCCTGAATATTAAAGAGGAACATATGTTAGATAAAAAATATAAAAAGATAGTTAAAGAAATTGAAAAAAAAGGCGATTATCCTAGAGAGACCATTAATGCAGCAGAAGAGGCGTTTTCTTATATTAAAGAAAACAAAGAGAAAGGCTCGATGCTGAGTCTCGACGCGCTCCCGCAATCTGGTAAAACTTCAACGATGGAAACAGTCGCGCATATGCTCTACCTAGATGATCCTCGCAGTATTATCGTAATTTCGAGTCCAGCAGATAAAGCTTTAAACGAGCAAACCACAAATAGACTTGAGAAAGCAGGCCTTACGTTTCACGCTTATCGTGGCTCGATGAAAAAGACCCTCAAGGCCTCCTTAAAGGGTGCTGAGCTTTATAAAAGAAATCCTCCTGAGTATCTCGAAGATTTGCGAGGTCATGACTGTTTTATACTTGAGCCGGGTTGTGTGGTTATAATCGATGAGCATCACTACGGATCAGCAAAAAATAGTATATTGAATCAAGTATTTTTAGCGCAAGGCTTCGACTTATCCAAATCACCCGATCAATGGCCATTTCCAATTCATATTGTTTTTGTTAGCGCCACGCCTTTTGATCTTTGTATTGAAAATAAAGAAATTAAGCGTGTTGTTTTGCAGACGTCTTGTGATTATACTGACTTCAGCGATCATGATATAAAAGATAATTTTGTTATTAGGGAAAACTATGATGAATTTATAGAGATATTTTCTGGTTTTCTGGAAAAAGGGAATCAGTATAATTTAGCCAGACTGAATAATCGTGGAAAAAATAAAGTTACAGTAGACGAGATTATCAATAGTCTTTTAAATAAGGGGAAAAAAGGATACGCAATTCCAAAAGATCAAGCTGATTTTAGCCACAAAGCACTTGAAGACGCTGATTTTATTTATTTAGAAATTAATCAAAAAAGCAGTGACTTTCAAAAAAGTTTTGTAGGAGCGGACCAAGAGCCGTTTTTTGATAAAAAGCCAAAAAAGCCAACGTTTATCTTTATCCATAGTTATTTCAAGCAAGGCCACACTTTTACCCGTAAACCTTATATTGGTGGAGTTTTTGAAGATTGTAGTAAGGCTCGCGAAAAGAAAAAACAGAAAGGCACACAACAGGATGACAACATTGTACAAAGCCTAGCAGGTCGTTTATGTGGCTATCACAAGCCGCCAGATAAAGAAATATATACTGATGTATCTAGCATAGAAAGATACATGCGCTGGTACAATGGAGACTATAAATATGATCAGATACCTAACTCTGCAAAATCAAATACAAGTAAAAAAACTTATCTCAAGAAGGCGTATTCAGTTAATTACAGCGAGGTTCAAGATTTTAAAGTATCTAACGCAGTAGAGAACTGCAAAAAGAAACCAAGGTTTATGGAACGATTGATAAGGGATGAACACAGTCCCGAACTTGCTAATAAATTTATTGAGTGCAGTGGCAGCATTGGTACCTATAATTTTGATCAGTGGAATGAGAATAATATAGAAAGAAAAATTTATTATAGATCAAAATTAGATAATATCGTCGATGGTAAGTCTCAAGAATGGCCCGGAAATCACTTTCAAAATAAAGAATGTTTAATTTGGAATGACCCGGAAAATAAAAAGCTTTATCTTATGTTTAAAGAGGATCAATATTATAAAGATATTAAAATTTCCAAAAAGAGTATGCATCATTTTAAACAGGAGGTAGCGGCATAATGAACAAGATAGAATTAAAACAGCAAGACGCATATGAGTTCCTGCAGGAAATTCCAAACGATTCAATTGATCTTATTTTGACGGATCCTCCCTATGAGATATCTAAGCCGTCTGGGTTTATCGATAGCTTGACAAAGCCTGATGGATCCCCCCAATCAGAGAGAACCTTAAGAAGGTTTGGGATTAGTCTGGATTTTGGTGAATGGGATAAGAATGAGCTAAATCTTCTTCCCTATATCCAAGAAATGTATAGGATTCTCAGACCTTCTGGCACAATGATTATGTTTTATGATTTATGGAAGATCACCCCTCTCAAGAATATGATGGAAGCTTCGAAGTTTAAGCAGATTCGATATATCGAGTGGGTCAAGACCAATCCCGTGCCGATCAATAGCAAGATTAATTATTTGACTAATTCTCGTGAAATTGCCCTAACAGGCGTTAAGAAGTCAAAGCCAACATTTCATAGCGAATACGATAACGGCATATATAGATATCCCATCTACCATGGTAAAGATAGGTTTCATCCTACACAAAAAAGCCTAAAGTTGTTCGAGGAATTAATCGAGAAACACAGCAATGAAAATGATACAGTATTGGATTGCTTTTTGGGTTCTGGTACCACAGCTGTCGCTGCGTTAAACACAAAAAGAAATTTTATTGGTTGTGAAATCGATGATGGTTATTATAATAAGATGGTAGAAAGGATAGAGGAGTATAAAAATGGAACGAACAAAAAGCAAGATTCCATTCGTAGGGCTTCACGCGCATAGCGTTGTAGGCTCTCCGTTTGATGGATTTGGTTACCCGCAAGATCATATGGATTTTGCATACGAGAATGGCTGTGACGCACTAGCGCTCACGGATCACGGCAATATGAACGGCACTTCTTATCAAGTGCTTCACGCCAAGAAGATGAAGGCAGAGGGCAAAGAGTTCAAGCCAATTTTTGGCGTTGAGGCTTATTTTGTGCCTTCTATCGCAGATTGGAAGGAAGCTTACGAAGAAGCAAAGACAGACAAGAAGTCTGCTAAGAAACTTGAGAAAGACGATGGCAGAATGGTTACAGAAGACGAGGGTGCTTCAAAGCAGAAAAGCGACATTATTAAAGAGCGCCGTCACTTGGTTTTGTTGGCGCAGAACCAAACAGGCTTAAACAATATCTTTAAGATTGTATCTGAGACACATCAAGGCGACAACTTCTATCGTTACCCTCGCGTTGATTATGATTTACTGGAGAAATACAATGAAGGGATTATCGCTTCGTCTGCTTGTTTGGGCGGCGTTTACGCTGGTAATTTTTGGGCTAATCGTGATAACGGACCTGATGCTGTACTAGAGGCAATGCGCGAGACTACTCGGCGTATGCAAAATATCTTGGGTGATCGCTGGTATGGAGAGCTTCAGTGGAATAATGTACCAGAGCAACACGAGCTAAATCAGTACATAATCCAGCTTCACGAAGAGACTGGACTGGAGCTTATTTCAACTGCAGACAGCCACTACCCTAATCCCGCGGCAATGAGGGACCGTGAGCTTTATAAGCGCCTAGGATATCTCAATCGTCCTAAAAAACCAGACTGGCTTACTTCAGAGTTGCCGATTGATGCTGATGAGCTTGGGATGGATCTCTATCCAAAGAATGGCGATCAGATGTGGGAAGACTACAAAAAGTATTCCGAAGAATGCCAGGAGGTCTATGACGATGATGTGATTTATGATTCAATCGTAAAAACACACTACATCGCAAACGAGCGCATTGAAGACTTTATGCCGGATGATACTGTTCGTCTACCTAACTTTGTTGTACCGGAAGGTGCCACAGCTGACGAGGCACTCCTTAAGACAGCAATTGCTGGTCTTCGCGAGATGAGTCTTGAAAACGACGAAGAATACACAGAACGTCTTCGTCACGAACTGAATGTTATTGTTGACCGAGGCTTCTCCAAATACTTCCTAACAATGAAAGCAATTTCTGACAAAGCAAACGATAATATGCTTTCAGGTCCGGGACGTGGATCAGCAGCTGGTTCTCTTGTAGCTTATGTCTTGGGAATTACGCAAATTGATCCTATCAAGTATGGTCTTCTGTTTAGTCGTTTCTTACGCTCTGATGCGACTGACTATCCAGATATTGACTATGACGTCAGTGATGCGTTTGGTCTCAAAGAGATCTTGGCTGAAGAGTGGGGCGAGACCAATGTTGTGCCGATTTCAAACTACAATACACTACAGCTTAAGTCTTTGATTAAAGACATTTCAAAATTTTATGAGGTGCCTTTCGCAGAGGTGAACGTTGTAACCGGTCGTATGGTCAAAGAGGCAACTCCAAAAGCAAAAGCAGCAAAAGGAATCAAAGCTGGTCTTTACATTCCGGATTTTGAAGAGCTTATGCTTTACTCTGATTCACTACAGGATTTCTTGTTCAAATATCCACACATTAAAACTCACATTGAGGCTTTGTATGGACAGGTGCGCTCTGTGAGTCGTCACGCAGGTGGTGTTGTGATTGGAGAGGATCTAGACAAGCATATGCCACTTATCAATCGTGGTGGTGTAATCCAAACACCTTGGTCTGAAGGGCAGAACGTGCGCCATCTAGAGCCACTTGGGTTCATCAAGTTTGATCTGCTGGGTTTGTCAACGTTGGCTATGATTGAGTCTTGTGTTGGGCACATCCTGCGACGTCACAAAGGTATTGAGAATCCAACTTACCAAGACGTTAAAGAATATTACAACACTTACTTACACCCTGACAAAATTGATCTAGATGATAAACAAGTCTATAAGAACATCTTTCACGATGGCAAGTTTGTTGGAGTGTTCCAATTTACAAATGAAGGTGCGCAAAGATTCTGTAAGTCCGCGAAACCAAACAGTATTATTGATATTTCTGCTATTACTTCAATTTACCGCCCTGGTCCATTGAGCGCAGGTGTTGACCGGTCTTACACGAAAGCAAAGCAAAATCCTTCCGAGGTTGAGTATGTGAATGACCTTGTAAAGGATGTTACTGAAGAGACAGCTGGTTTCCTGATTTTCCAGGAACAAATTGCTTTGCTGGCACACAAGCTTGGCAAAGACTTCAGCCTAGACGAAGGCAACAAGCTTCGCAAGCTTCTTACAAAGAAGGGCACAGGTTCAGTTGCGAAGGAGAAAGCAAAGCTGGAAAAGAAGTTCCTTGATGGCTGTGTAGAAAAGAATGTTGACTTGACAACAGCGAAACAGCTTTGGAGAAACTTTGAATACTTCTCTGGCTATGGTTTCAACAAGTCACACGCAGTTTCATATTCGGTTCTGTCATATCAGTGTGCATGGCTTCTCAACTACTATCCAGAGTGCTGGGTGGCAGCTTTCTTAGACAAAGAGCCAGAGTCTCGCAAAGAAGTTGCGATCTCATTGGCAAAGCAGTATGGTTTTGATGTAACTGATATTGACGTTAATACGTCAGCTGGTACGCACTGGGAAATCAGCGAAGATGGACAGACTCTCATTCAGCCCCTAAGTTCTATCAAGGGCCTGGGTGATGCCGCAATCAAGCAGATTATTGATAATCGTCCATTTAAGAACGCTGAAGATCTCCTCTTCAAAGAGGGTGTGGTCTATTCCAAACTGAACAAGAAGGCACTAGATGTATTGTGTCGTTCAGGTGCCCTAGATGATATAGTGGATGAGTCTTTTACAGGGATGAAACATTTTTGGATGTCTTGTATCCAGAATCGCCCGAAGAATAAAAAGAAGATGCTGGAGAATATCCAAGAGTGGTATGATGAGGGCGAGTTCTCTCGCGAGGAAAAGATTGAAAACATTTCAAACCTGACCGGAATTTTTCCCTTTGATATTGTCCTATCAAGAGATGTTCGCTCTGCTATTCAAAGATATGAAGTTCCAGCGCTAGGCGATTGGGATCCCGAGCTTCAAGCAGCCTGGTTTATTCCGCGAGAGAAGATTGCGAAGAAGACAAAGAATGGAAAACCTTACTGGATTTTAAAAGTTATTGACAATACTTCAACGGTGAATACTATTAGAGTCTGGGGAGTTGATTCAAGTAGAGATATATTACATCTCAATCGTCCCTACGGTGCTAAACTACAGTACAGCGAAGATTGGGGATTTAGTTTGAGATTAAATAAGAGTCCTTTAATATTATTGGGTTGACAAACGAACAGGAGTTTGATATTATGAGTGGAGCAAAAAGAAAAATACAACGAGCCAAAAAGAAAAGAGCCGAGAAAGAAATAAAAGAAAAGATGTTTATGTTTGATAAACTTGGCGATTCTTGTATGACTTGTGACAAGCCTTTTGATAAAAAAGATAGAGAACAAGTTCAAAAATGGAACGTTGTAGTTCGGAGAAAAGAAAAGAAAGTTAATTTGTACTGTCCTGAATGCTGGACAAAAGCACAAGACATCATTGAAGAATTCACAAGGAGACAAAATGATAATTGAGTACGCAACAACAGAATTTGGAGTTAAGCAGCCTACGAGGAGCAACCCCTCTGATGCCGGGTTGGATATTTACGCTAACCTAAAGGAAAAAGTAACACTAGAGCCAGGACAAAACAAAATGATCCCCACGGGGCTAAAGTTTGGAATTCCACACGGCTATATGTTACAAGTCTGTAACAGATCTAGTATGGGAGCCAAGCGTTCTTTAGTTGTCGGAGCACACGTTATTGACTCTGGTTATGAGGGCGAAGTGTTCATTGACCTTCATAATATTGGCTCTGAACAGCAAACTATTAGTACTGGCGATAAGATCGCCCAACTAGTCTTGGTGCCAGTTGTACACTTTAGACCACAGAAGACGAATCCACTTAGCTTATATCACGGGCAAGGATTAACAATTAGTGAGCGAGGTGACGGTGCGCTGGGAAGTACAGATAATCACAAAGATGGAAAATTTGAAACCAGTCTAAAGGTACAGAATCCGCTAAATGATGTCATCGGGGGCGGCTTCTAATGAAGATTAACAAAGAGGAGTGGCGTCAAATGATGGGGCTAGCTGATGCGGACGAAAGAGGTCTGCGTGGACTAGCAAAACGAGAAGTTAACTTAGTTGATCATCCCGCACATTATAACACGGGAAAATTAGAAGTAATTGATATTATTGAAGACTGGAAGCTAGATTTCCACTGTGGAAATGCTGTTAAGTACATTGGTCGACACAAGCACAAGGGAAATCCAAAAGAAGATATTGAGAAAGCAATCTGGTATTTGCAGAGATATTTGGAGACCTTGGATGACAACGCTTGATTTACACGATATAAGGCACAGCAAAGTAGAAGAAAAACTAATGAAGTTCATTAATCATCGTCTACCTCTTGATGTGCCTTTCAAAGTTATAACAGGACAATCAAAGTATATGCACGATCTTGTAGTGCAGATTCTGCAGAAAAATGGACTTTATTGGAGATTTGAGAGTTATCATAACACTGGCGCGCTAGTGATTATGGACGTAGAGACACCGGGTTACAGACAATGAAAGAATGGTTTACGGGCAGTGGAGACAGAATCTCATTTGACGAGATATTAGAAATCATAACAAAGCACTCATTAGGCGAGGGTACTGTATATATTGGATCAGACAGCATGCTACAAAAGGAGCATTGCATATTGTGTACAGCCATATGTCTACTCGGAGATACAGAGCAAAGTAACAGATACTTTGTGAGAAGAACCAAGCAGGATGCAAAAGAATTTAAAACACTTTTACAGAGAATTACAGCCGAGGTTCAGAACTCCATTGATATGGGTCTAAAGTTACTAGAGTATTGTCCAACAGTTAAAATAGAATTACATCTAGATGTAAGTAACTCGAACAAGGAATCAAAAACAAGCAAATTTGCCGATATGTTAATCGGCTATGCTAAAGGTAGCGGGTTTGATTGTAAGATTAAACCAGAAGCATTCGCGGCATACTGTGTCGCAGATAAACACTCAAAATAGGAGAAAAAGTGAAAGAGACAGTTTCATATGATGATGTTTTGCTCGTACCGAAGTACAGCGAGATAGAGAGCAGAAGCCAGATAGATATAGGCAGCAACCTAGACGATAATATAAGATTAGACTTGCCAGTGATTTCAAGTCCTATGGACACGGTTACTGAAGAAAAGATGGCTTTGACAATGCACGAGTTTGGTGGCTTGGGTCTAATACACAGATACAACTCAATTGAAGACCAAGTTGCCCACGCAGCGCTAGCCTGCTTTGAGAACGACGATGCGAATGTTGGAGCAGCAATCGGAATGACCGGTGATTTTGAAGAGCGCGCCCTAGCTTTACGTTCTGTAGGAATCAAGGTATTGTGTGTTGATGTTGCTCACGGTCATCACATTATGATGGAAAGGTGCCTCAAAACACTTAAGGATCGCTTTGGTGATGAGATCCATATTATGGCTGGCAATGTAGCCACACTAGAAGGCTTTGATGCCTTGGCTTCCTGGGGAGCAGATTCAATTCGTGTCGGCATCGGAGGCGGTTCTATTTGCTCTACACGTCTAATCTCTGGTCACGGTGTGCCTACCTTAGCTAGTGTTATTGATTGTGCAAAAAGCAGTTATGATGTGAAAATTATTGCTGACGGAGGCATTAAGACTTCCGGCGATATAGTTAAGTCATTGGCTGCTGGAGCTGACTTTGTTATGGTAGGGTCTTTGCTAGCGGGTACGGAGGAAACACCGGGTGAAGTATACCAAAACAACTCAGGGAAAAAATACAAAGTCTACAGAGGAATGGCGTCCGCTGATGCGCAAAATAACTGGCGAGGCAAAACGTCAACTCCTGAAGGAATATCAACTACCGTTCCGTTTGGGGGCAGTGCTAAAGATGTCCTCAAAAATCTTGCTGGTGGTATTCGCAGTGGCTTTTCTTACACAGGTGTACGCAGCCTGCGAGAACTTCAATCCAAAGCAACTTTTGTCAGACAGACAACAGCAGGTCAGTCAGAAAGTTTCACCCATATCTTGAGGAGGAACTAATGCCGAAAGATCCTAATCTGCCTGATCCAAACGACAGAAAGAAGATGATGTTTTGGGAATCTCCAAAGCGTCAAGCTGATCTTCGCGTGAGGTTACAGTATGACGGCTTTACCCAGTCTCATTTCTTTCGCGCCATAATAACAGGATATCTTGAAAAAGATGAGAACTTGCTAAAGTATCTAGATGGTTATAAAGCCAAACATCAATCTCAAGGTGCCACCAAAAGAAATCACATTAAGAAGAACATTTTAATGGGCGAAGAGACAGAAAATAAATTTGCTTTAAACAATAATGAGATAGAAGATATTTTTGATATTATCGCAGAGGAGTTTCCAGAACTATGAAATGTATTACAAAAGTTAGACAAAGCAAGACACCATGCCAAAAAGAAGATTGTAGAAAATGGATTAAATATCCAAAAGATCTAAATTGTATTTTGGAAGCTATTGAAAAAAATAATGGCGCCCCCTTAACTTTGCGCGAGACAGCAGAAAGATTAGGAATTAGTTTTGTTCGCGTTAAGCAGATAGAGTCCCGAGCCATTACAAGATTACAAAAGAAAAAACTAGAACAGCTAAATGATTAAATAAAAAGAGCTTTTAGAAGTTTTAGGACTATTTATTTTTGAATAATATTTATTTCTTTCACATACCTGGAGATTTTTAAATGAAGAATAAAAACCTTTTGACCGAATCAGAAATTCGTAAATTTATGAAATTTGCTAATATTGAAACTCTTACCGAAAGCTTCATCGAGAATAATGCCTCTTTAGAAGAGGGAGCATATGGTGATGAAGCTATGGATGAGACTGTGACAGAAGAGGCAGTAGAAGAAACTGTGACAGAGGAAGTCCTCTCCGAAGAGGAGGTCGACGTCAAAGACTTGGTTACTGCGCTTATGGATGTCATTGAAGACAAGACTGGAGTCCAGGTTAGTGTTGAAGATGCAGCAGTAGAGCCCGGCGAAGAGATGCCTGTGGATGACGAAGAGATGCCTGGTGAGCCTGGTGAGCCTGGTGAAATGGATATGGGTGACGAAGAGATGCCTAGCCTAGAGCCAGACGCCGCCGATGATGATATGGCACCTGCCCCTTCCGACGAAGAGGAAGATCTTATGTCAGAGATGGTTAACAAAATTACGAGTCGCGTCGCTGCTCGCCTTTTGAAAGAAAATAAAAAATAATTAAATATTAATTTAATAATCCAAAAGGCAAGGAATTTCCTTGCCTTTTTTTATTGGAGGAATAATGGAAAACGAGTCAATGTTTGTTAATTTTTGCTGGTTTGTAGCAGGGGCTTTTCTGTATAAGATATCAAGCCAAGTACTCAGCCTGAATAATGCTAAGGTTCTCTACATTGAAACAATTATTGCATGCCTGCAGTTATCCCGAGCCACGGACGAAAGCTATCAGTCTATTTGCCAATTGAGATATGAAGCGCAAAAATTGAAAAATAACGAACAAGAACTAGAAAGCCAAAAACAATTAGACCAAAATTTTCAAAAGTTTTGGCGACAAGTATTTATTAATACAATACTAACTTTTTGTCCGAAAGAACTTAAAGGACTATTGAATTTCAAGGATTGGGATTCAGCAATGAAGTTGCTAAATAAACAAGGAGTACCAAGCAATGGCCACAAAGAAAGATAGTACAAAAAAGACTAAAACTAAAAAGAAAAAGGAAGAAGAGGATGTTGCTCCGGAAGAAAATATCGAGGATAGTCCAGATGCCGCATTAGAAGATCTATCCTTTCTTTTAAACTTAGGTCGACCAAGCCAGCCCGAGCCACCTAAACTTCGAGTCACAGGTATTTACGGCGATATCAATGAAGAGAGATGTTCGGAAACTTTATATTCAATGTTGCTTTTGCAGAATTCAGCTTTCACGTTGCATCCTTCGGATCCCGATGATCCAAACTCTGAATTAATTGAAGTAGCTGAGCCATTTGATTTCTTTGTATCTTCTTATGGCGGATCCGCAGTCGAAATGTTTGGTGTCTATGATGTTATGAGGCAGATAAGAGATGTTGTGCCAATTAGAACAATAGGCATTGGCAAGGTCATGTCAGCAGGAACTCTCTTGCTGGCAGCTGGCACCAAGGGCGAACGTCGAATTGGTAAGTATTGCAGGGTTATGATTCACGGCGTAATCTCTGGCCAGCAAGGTCACTTAGCTGATATTGAAAATGAATTTGACGAAGCCAAAATGACACAAAAGATGTATATTGAGGCGTTAGCGGAAGAAACCAACATGACAGAAAGGTATATAAGAAACCTAATTAAGAAAAAGAGTAATGTCTATTTATCAGCACAAGAAGCTGTTGACTTAGGCTTGGCAGATATTATAATATGAACTGGTTTAAGATTAGATACAATAAAAGATCTTCAAAGAGGTTGGGCTGGGTTCCATCTTGGCTTGAATGTGATGAATTCAACAATGAGTTGATTGACGCTATCATTCAATTTCAAATGGATCACGATCTAAAGCCCGATGGTCTTGTCGGTACAAATACATACCGACGCTTGTGTCTAAGAAATGAAGCCAGACAAGAATCTCTTAAGGGTTTAAGCAACTTAATGATTAATGGCAAACTCAAGCCCATTGCTTGGCATGCCGTAAAAAAGGATTTCCTACCTTCCAAATGTTACAGAACTTCCAGAAGAGTAAGAAAACCTCACGTGATTGTTACGCACTGGGATGTTTGTACTTCCGCAGATTCTTGTAAGAGAGTTTTGGAGAAAAGAAATATATCAACACACTTTGTCATTGATAACGATGGAACAATTGTCCAGCTAGTTGATACAAATAATATTGCGTGGCACGCAAAAGGAGCCAACAACAATTCAATTGGTATTGATATTTCTAATGCTTATTATCCAAAGTATGCTAGCACATATAGAAAGAAAGGTTTGCCACCAAGACCTATATTAAACGACAGTGTTGTACACGGTCGCAAGTTAAGAGAACATTTAGGATATTATCCAGAGCAGCTACAAGCTTACTCTGTTCTGATTAATTTCTTATGTAAGGAATACAACATTCCTTTGGATTATCCAAAGAATGAAGACGGAAGTTTGTGCACAGGCGTGTACAACCCGGCCGTCAAAAACAAGTTTGAAGGCGTAATCAATCATTACAACCTAACAAGGAATAAGATTGATACAGCCGGCTTGAAACTTGATGAAATCATTGAAAACATTAAAAAAATGGAGAGCTAGTTATAGTTATGGGATTTACAATGGATGAAGCATCAATTGAGGGTGCGCTAAAAACAATTAAAGAAAACAAAGAGAAGCCTTTTGATCTATTAGCAGAACTTGAAAGAAGAATGAGAGAATTCGTTCCACTAACAGAATCTCAATTAATGCTAGAAAGAGATCTAGGTTCATTGTCGCTAGTGCCTTCTGTGCCTGTATCAGAGATTGGCTGGTCTACGGTCAATACAACTGATCAAGGAGATATTCCGTCTGAAGCTAGACAGCAGCTGCAGCAATTCTTGAAAAATATCCAAGGCGACGACTTGCAAGAGAAGGTTAAGACGCTTTCTGATTTCTACGCAAACCCGGCTAGTTTGATGAATAGCGGAGGTAGAAAAAATCAATCTCAAATAATTGCTGAGACTTTAGCTATCCTTACCTTCTTTAAAACATTGACTACAATCATTACGCACTTCAATGCTGCGTCCGCAGGTTTCTCATTTGAATCTTTCTTGGCCGTCCTTTTGGACGGTAAGCAGGTTCCGACTAATAGTCAGACAATCGCGGACTTAACAACTGCTGATGGTACTCCAATCTCTCTTAAGCTTTATAAGGAAGGCCAGCTTGAAGTCGGCGGTTCCTTCACAGACCTCGCAAATGATATTGTCAGGCAGGAGAAGATGCAGTATGTTTCTGTCACAAAGAAACTAACAGGAAAAGACTTTGATCAGAGCGGCACATTAGATTTTTACAGGTTTAACTTTAACTTGGACAACATCTTTAATATTATTTCTCGTTCCAGTCTCAAGTCAAGAAACAACATTCTGCTTCCAAAGCCTTTCTTGGACTCAGAGGGAAGAAACACAGAAGGCTTGCCTGATAAAAAACTAGCCGAACCTTCACCAGAGCAAATGGAAAGTGCTTTTGTTGAAGCCCTTACGCAGACTTTAGAGGCAAACCAAGAAGCAATTAGCGCCGAAGTTGATCCTCAAAAATTCAATGTTAGAAATTATCTACAAACTATAGATTACGCCAACAACGACGAGCTGGTCAACAGAAAGCCCGGCGCCAAGGCTGCCGATCGCAATAAGTTATATGTCACGCCGTTAACGAACATAGTAAGACAATTCTTGATTAATCCGGACATAGGTCCGGTAGCTACTAAGGAAACCGCTTTATTCAAGGCTACTCTCCGCGCAAACCAAATCGTAAGACAAAAGTTTGCCAGGACAGAAAGAGAGATTGAAAGACAGAGGACAATGAGCGAGATCTACTTCTGGGGCGATGACGACAAACAAAGACTGGAGGCATCAAGAGCTTTCTATGAAGCAGCTAGTCCCGAACTAAAGAAGAGATGTCTCTTGGTTTCATACGGCTATGTTAATACTGGTCACTTTAATCTAACACAGAAAATGGTTGAGAGCATTGAAGCTTTAGCGCAGCCAACACCGGGAGAACTGTTCCCATCAGGGCAAAGCTCTGTTTACATTGGATCAATTGAGATCGGTACCGATAAGGTCATCAATATGGTTGAGCAGGCTCGCGAGACAATCAATAAATCAATCTTTGAGATCTTCAGAGACTTGCAGAGCCTTACGCAGAATGTAAGTGGATACTTCGCAGGTGGTCTCCAAGATGATTCCAAAGCAAATACAGCAATTAAAAATGCCGACAGCATTGGCAAAAAGACAGCAGAAGTTGCTGACTCGCAAGGAGCACCATCAACTTTTAGAAAACCACCCCAATTTAACCCACAGGCCCAGAGGCTAGGCTACGAAGAATAATTTAAAAATGCAAATTTTACCCTTGACAATCATAGTAGTCGCGCTTATATTGATAGGGGTAATTGCGGGAATATTTATTCAAGGTAAGTTCGAAGCATTACACAATCATATCAACGCAGTCTACAGAGAACTTAAAATAGAGTCGGCTGTACTTGATACAAAAGTCTTACACATAGAACGAGGTTTAGATGACACAAGAAAAGACGTCAAAGCAATTTCAGAGCGGGAAGAAGTTACAGACCCAAATTTTGGATGGGGTAAATAAGTTAGCAGATGTTGTTGGTTCAACATTAGGACCAAAAGGAAGAAATGTTCTCCTTCACAAGAAGGGAGGCAATCCAATTATCACGAAGGATGGAGTTACAGTCGCAAAGTTTGTTGACTTTGAAGATCCTTTTGAGAACGCAGGAGCGCAACTAATTAAGCAAGTCGCATCACAGACTGCTAACGTTGCTGGCGATGGTACAACAACTTCAACAATCCTTACGCGAGCCATCCTCAATAGTGCGCAGAAATACGTCTCTGCGGGCGTTTCTCCGATAGAATTGAAGCGAGGTATGGATAAGGGTCTAGAAGCGATTGTAGGGCGCCTAGAGAGTCTCTCACGCCCTATTGAATCTCAAGAAGATATTGAGCATATTGCTACAATTTCTGCGAATAATGATCGGTCCATTGGAAAGCTTATCTCAATGGCAGTTGAGCAGGCTGGTCACGATGGGTCGGTTAGCGTAGAAGACGGCAAATCATTTGAAACAACTTTAGATGTGACTGAAGGTTTTCATTTTGATTCCGGCTTTTTCGCAAATGCGTTTATCACAAATCAACGTCGGGGATCCGTTGAATATGATGATCCCTATGTTTTGGTTACCGATCACAAGATTGATAAGGTTCCCGACATTCTTCCAATTCTTGAGCTAGTCGCCAGAGAAAGCAAGCCTTTGATTATTGTAGCCGAGACTGTAGAAGATCAAGCATTGGCTGCTCTGATTATGAATACTGTCCGAGGGTCAATGAAGGTCGCAGCCGTCAAAGCACCACGTTATGGAACAGAACGAAGAGAGATCCTGAACGACTTGGCTATTTCTCTTGGAGGAACCTTTGTTAGTCGCGAGTCTGGCAAGAAGTTGTCTGATGTTAAGTTGGTTGACTTTGGACAGTGCAAGAAAGTTGATGTCTTAAAGTACAGCACAACTTTTGTTGGAGGCAACGCTGACTGGCAGAAAGTTGATGAGACGATTGAAGACCTCAAAGGACAAATCAAGACGAATGATAATATGCAGGATTGCCAACGAATGCAAGAAAGGATTACTAGACTTGCGAGTGGTGTTGCGATTATCAAGGTCGGCGCCCCAACCGAAGTTGAGATGATTGAGAAGAAGCATCGCATTGAAGAT